AGTTACAAATGCCACAGGTAATGTAATTTCTGATGCAATTACAGCTTCATCATCAACTAACAAGATGGGTGCTATTATTACATATCAAGACAATGCAGGTGTTAACGCATTAAACTCAGATATAGTTTTAAAACTTTCAGCAGATGGTGGTTCTAATTTTACAACAGCTACACTTACAGCTATGCCAGACTTTGCATCTGGAATTAAGATGGCTAAAGTAAATGACTTGTCTGTAACAGCAGGAACAAGTTTAAAATATAAAATAGAATTTGCTAATCAATCTAGTGGAAGTAAGGAAGCAAGAATTAGAGGTGTTTCACTACAATACTAATGGCTAAAAAAATGACCCTAAAAAAGTATGGCGAAATAGCTACTGGGGTTAGACTTTCTTCACACGAAAAATTATGTGCTGAAAGAATGAAGCAAATACAAGAAAGTATTAAAGAATTAAGTAAAGAAGTTAAAAATTTACGACAAGATGTATCTATGGGAAAAGGTGGAATAAAAGTTATTCTAGCTATAGGGACATTAATTGTGGGAATTATAGGATTTCTTCAAATTAAATAATGTTTAAAATTACTGCGTTGCTTTGTGTAATGGCAGTAAATGGACAGGATTTATGTTTAGAAGGCGACATTCCTTTATCACAGCCCATCAACAGTGAAAAACAGTGCTACGAGACAATCCATAATATTACAATGGTAACTATCGAAGAATTTAACAGAAGAAATATACATTTAGGAATGAGATGTATTCAACTAGGAGAACACGTATGATAATATATGATTACACGCCAAAAACATGGTTAAGCAAAGCAAAAATCTATTGGCAAAATACAAATAAAAAACTTTTTACAGCATTTGTAGTTTGGTCAGTAATTCTATGGATAATATAAAATGTGGTTTGCATTATTAAAAAACCCTTTAACAAAAATTATAGCAGAAAAAACATTTGGAGCAATTTCTCACAAATTACAAAAAGATAAAATTATTAGAGAAAAAGAACTAGATGCGGCTTCTCAAATTTCTATAGAACAAGTTAAACAACAAGAACATTCGTGGAAAGATGAATGGTTATGTTTATTTTTTACAGCTTTAATGGGTATGCACTTTGTACCATACTTTCAAGAAACAATGCAACGTGGTTGGGAAATATTACAAACTGCTGACCCAATGTTCTTTTACATTATTCTAACAATAGTTGGTGCATCATTTGGTGTAACTACTATGAACAAACTTAAAAAGAAATGATAGATAAATTTGCTTTTTTAATTTTTGGTTTATTGGATAAATATTGTGAATTTTTAGATAAAACTTTTTTTCCTAAATCAAAAAAATGTAAATGCAGTGGAAAGTGTAAGTGTAAATGAAAATATCAGAAAATACTAGCGTTGCTATGCCAGTAAAAAACATGATTGGTATTGTTATCGCTGTAGCTATGGGTGTCTTTGCATACACAGAAGTAACTGCAAGATTAACTTCATTAGAAACATCAAGAGAATTATTTCAAGCAGATTATTAAAGAAGTCAGAACAGAAACCAACTGACCAAGAACAATTTATGTTGATTGAAAGTTTGTTTGAAGATGTAGAAAAATTAATTACAAATCAAGAGCAAAATATGACTAACAAAGTCAATATAGAATTTCTTAAAACACAATTAGAAAAAACTTTAGATGATGTAGAAAATCTTAAAGACAAAGTTAGAAAGAATGGAAACGGACATTAATGATTGAAACTGCGGTAGCTTTATTATTATTTGTAGGAGGTGAGATTAAAGAACACCGAATACAAGATAGTATGTCTACATGCTTAAAAAGAAAGCGTGTAGCTGAAAGAGCTGAAAAAGCATCAACATCATACAAATGCCTTTCTTCAAAAATGGAACTAGAAATAAATGTAGATGGTTCTAAATCAATTAAGAAAATAATATTAGATTAATGGCTAAAAAGAAGGACACAGTATTTGTCAGAGAAAAGCCAAAGAAAAGAAAAGGAAGACATGCCAAAAGTTACAGCAAACGAACACCCCGAAGAAAAGTTAAATACAGAGGACAAGGACGTTAGTTTAGAAACAGTTATAAAAGAGTTACCACAATTATTGGTAAACCATGCTTACAAAAAACTAAAATCAGGAGAAGACTTAACAGCTTCCGAAATGAAAGTTTGTTTAGATGTTTGTAAAGCATATTCTAAAGAACCTATTACTAAAAAAGAACATAATATTTTAGACGAAGTCCCATTTGATGATGGACAAAAGAATTAAAAACTTTAAAAATTTTTTATATCTGTGTTGGAAACATTTAAATTTACCACAACCAACACCGATACAATACGATATTGCGGATTATTTACAGTCTAACGAAAAGAGACTTGTAATAGAAGCATTTAGAGGCGTAGGTAAATCTTGGATTACCTCCGCTTTTGTCTGTCATCAATTACTTCTTAATCCTCAAAAAAATATTTTGGTAGTATCAGCAAGTAAAACTAGAGCTGATGACTTCAGTACATTTACACAAAGACTAATTGCTGAAATGCCAATGTTACAACATTTAATACCTAGAGATAATCAAAGACATTCTAAGGTATCATTTGATGTAGCTCCTGCTACAGCCAGTCACGCACCCTCTGTGAAGTCTATGGGTATAACTGGTCAGTTAACAGGTAGTAGAGCAGACATTATCATTGCTGATGACGTTGAGAGTGCTAATAACTCCCAGACACAGCTTATGAGAGACAGATTGTCAGAGACAGTCAAAGAGTTTGATGCCATTATTAAACCTAATACTGGTAGAATTATATTTTTAGGAACTCCTCAAAATGAGATGTCATTATACAACTCATTAGAAGAAAGAGGTTTTAAGACAAAAATTTGGACTGCACTTGTACCTAACCAAACACAAAAAATTAGTTATGGTAACAAACTAGCAGACATTATAGTTGGTACTGAAGGTGAACCCACAGACCCCAAAAGGTTTGACGCAGTAGACCTTATGGAAAGACTATCATCTTATGGTCGTTCTGGTTTTAACTTACAATTTATGTTGGACACAAGTTTGTCTGATGCAAATAGATACCCTCTAAAGTTAAACGATTTAATTGTAGCTTCAGGTTGCTCCACATGGAAAGAAGCACCTGCAAAGATACAATGGGCTTCGTCACCAGAGCAAATGAAAGCTATAGACCCTGATATTCCCAATGTGGGACTTAAAGGTGATTATTTTGTAGCTCCTATGATGATGAGTGAAGAATTTACTAAATTTGAAGGCACAGTGATGTCTATTGACCCATCAGGTCGTGGAGAAGATAAGACAGCCTATGCAGTCCTTAAAATGCTTCATGGAGTGCTTTATCTGACCTCTGTAGGCTCATTAGAAGGTGGTTATAGTGATGACACTATGGCAAGACTATCTAATATTGCAAGGAAGCATGATGTGAACTATGTGGTCATTGAGAGTAACTTTGGTGATGGTATGGCAACTCAGTTGTTAAAACCTATCATGGCAAAGATACACGCATGTGAAATAGAAGAAGTAAGACACAATACACAAAAAGAGAAAAGAATAATAGATACCCTAGAACCACTTATGAATAGCCATAGGTTAGTTATAGATGATTTGTTAATTCACGAAGATTTTAAGAATGAGCCAGACCATCAGTTGTTTAGACAGATGACTAGGCTTACTAGAGACAAAGGGTCGTTAAGGCATGATGATGCTATAGACGCATTAGCAATGGCGGCTAAATATTGGGTAGACCGATTGGATAGAGACCAAACTCTTTCCTATAATCAACACAAAGAAGAACTGTTAGACCAAGAATTAGAAAAATTCATGGAACATAACATTGGAAGGAAACAAGAGAAAGACAGATGGATATAGAACAAACTAAAGAAGCTATTAAGAAAGAAGAAGGTTTCCGTATGGAAACTTATCATTGTACCGAAGGTCATCTTACAGGTGGCTATGGTCATAAAATGTTAGATGGTGAAGTACCACCTAAAGACAAAGCAGGGTGGGACGCCTTGTTTGATAAAGATTTTAATGTTGCACTTAATGGTGCAGAAGAATTACTACAGATGTGTCCTAACATACACGAGACTGCCAAGCATTTGGTTGTCGAAATGGTGTACCAAATGGGTGCTTATGGGGTGTCCAAGTTTAAGGGTATGCTCAAAGCATTACAAGAAGAGGACTATAAGACTGCCAGTGTGGAAATGTTAGATAGTAGATGGGCTAAACAGACACCCAATCGTGCTAATCGTATGGCAGAACGCATGGCAAATATTTAATAAAAAATTCTGTGGGGGTATTCGTCACTACGAAAAAGTGAGTTTCCCCCATAGACGACCAATAAAATCCCTGTAAAAGTCAAAAAGATAGGCAGTTAGCGGGTTTTTCTGTGTATAAGGATAGCATGTCCTTTGCATACGCCTGCGGTGGGCGTACATTTTTTGTTTATCGCCTGTGTGTTAGCTAGTCTGTTTTTTTGCGTTCACGCACAGACCACGCACAATCCACACAAAGCACCACACAAAGCACACCACAGAGCCACACAGAGCCACACACAGCACGATTACAGGGTTGCCCTGTGTCATTGCTCATGGGTAATTAAAGGCTTTATTAGTAATCTTACACTATTAGTAAACTTACACTTTTAGAGAGTAGATATAATAAAGCTATCTATGTGTATCTCTTAAGGTATCTCTTTAAGTATCTACCAAAGGTTAACAATTAGTATTCCATTGATAGGTACATATTTAATAGTAATAAAGATAAGGAGTAGACACATTGACCACACAAGGGCAAAGACAAGCCATTCAAAAATATAAACAATCCAATGCAGGCAGAGACAGCAAGAGAAAAGCACAGCAGAAATACAGAGCAACTAAAAGACTGAATAAGGTTAGTATTATAAAAGGCTCTAAATCTTTCTCTTTTCACTTTCCTAGTAATTAACTATTTAATCCTATAAATGGCTATTATAGAGGTTTTTAGCTTATTTATAATTATTTTATTTTAAGTGTTGACACCTAAATTCACATGGTTTAAGGAGGGGAAGTACTTATTTTTTAACTTTTTTTTTATCTACATACAAAAAAAAATGAGCCACACATGGTGATGTCCTTAGTTACGGACTTTCTGGGCGAGTTGTTTCTCTGAGATGTGTGGGTAGTCCTCCCGAGCCAAAGGCGAACCCTCTAAAAGGGTGGTGATTTTGGTTTCATGCCACAGTGCTTATTAGCTGTGTCGTGGAATTTCAAAATAGGTTGGCTCATGCGGTTGTATGTAATTTAATTATTGCACTGACGAGGACACAGACAAGTCCGAAACAATCAATCAAACAATCGGAAAAAAAATGACACAACTCAAAAAACTAGGTTCAAACATGACTGTATTAAAAAATCCGAATAACGCACTTTGCGAAGAAATGTTATTCAGCTATGAAACACCTGTTGCAGGTTATGACATAGACGGCTTTTTTGTTACGGCTAAGAAATGGAGCGTCACAACAAGTAAGCACATTGGAAAATATTTAAAAATGAATATGTGTGACAAGGCAAAGGCAAGAACAATATCTCAAGATGAAGTATTTAAGAAAGCAGGTAATTAATGCAAATACTTATTTTTTTAAGTTTGTTAATTATTTCAATAAGTGGTTTTGTATTAGGTTTAATATTCAATGACCATTTATTAATGACGTTGTCGTGGATTAGTTCAGTTAGTTTCTTTTTATTTACTATATTGAACGCCTTTGGCGTAATAGATAATTAAAACAATCAGCAACACTGACGAGCCTTATATAGGCGAAACATGGGCGGACACTTCGCCCTTGTCTGTTGCATAAGCAACTAATCAATCAAACAATCGGAGCAAACAATGCTGACACTTAAACAATTAAGACAAGAACCCTATAAGCATGGTTACCCAACTATCAAAACAGCAACGGAATTTGGAAAGGTTAGAGACCTTTTTAAAATAGTTGATGACTTAGTGAACATTAGAAAAAACACCATGTTTAATACTGTTGAAGATGAAAACAAATTTAATTATGTTTTGTCTGAATTACAGTTTTATCATAATGAAATTGATTACGCACAATTAATTAAAAATGATAAAATTGAAGGATTTTCGAAAATTTAGCAACACTGAAGAGCCTTATATAGGCGAAACAGGCGGAAATATTCTGCCTGTATGTTGCATAAGCAACTAATCAATCAAACAATCGGAGTAGAAAATGCAAACTGACACAATAGAAAAAAAAGAAAAGTTTAGCAGAAATGCTGACGACTTAGTGAAACACACTTATAATAATTTTTCTTTTTGGACACAGGGAACAGACGAGCCGAGCGATAGGCTTAAAGCTGTTGCAGTAACTTTAAGAGATGATAATTATCAAACCGAACAAGATGAGCCTTGTGTTATTATTGAAAGGCAACTTTCAAAATATCACGTTGATGATTATTTTTTTGAAATTTGGCAAGACATTGATTTTTATAAAATTAATGAATATTCGGACAGGGATTACACTGTGATGACTGACAGTGAAGCAGATAAGGCATGGGACGAGGCTTTAGACAATTACATAGATGAGTGTATTTTGCCAGATGTGCCAGAAAATGCCAAAATGTATTTTGATGATGAAAAATGGAAAGATGACGCAAGAATAGAAGGCAGAGGTCATTCATTAAATCATTATGATGGAGGCGAAGAAGAAGCCAACATCAATGACGTTGATTATTACATTTATAGAAGAAATTAAAAGCAACACTGAAGAGACTTAAATAGTCGAAACAAGTCGGCACATTGTCGGCTTGTCTGTTGCATAAGCAACTAATCAATCAACGCTAACAAATGGAGTACACTATGGCTAAAATTCATAGAGCAGTCCAAAAAATACAAAACAATGAAGCCAAAGAAAAATGGCAATTCACACAAGATAAAAATGTATTTTTTGACTTGTACAATAAAACAAAAAGCAAAGCCTTGAAATTAAAAATGTTTCATTTTGCTATTCAAGAAGGGTTTATAAATGCCTAGTAGGCAATTATCCCTTTTTACAGCCGAACAGTTGCGAGAGTGTGACGAACATTCTTTCGTGATTGTAAAGGTACGGAACGGATTAAAAGCCGTTTTATATCGTAGCGTAAAAAATAATATTGTAAAATTTCCTCGAAGGTTCATAAGCTAATGACCCACGAGTTTAAAAGTCCGCAATATCATGCAGAGTTACGCAAAATTAAAACAGCATGGCAAGCAGACCACGCCGAGCAACCCAAAGAAGACAAAAAGGTTGTAGAGGTATCAGAACAAGAAACCGAAAAATCTGAAGGTCAGTAAGTCAGCAACAAGATACGCCGTTTGGTTCTAGGACTAGACGGCGTGTTTTTTTTTATCAATCAACAACGGAGTAAACTATGGCAATTAATTTAAATAATTATGAATATGTTTATTACTTTGAAGATGACGGAATTTTGAGAGGGTCAACTGAAAGTGATGAATGTAAAACATATAAAAAAGATGAAGTAAAAAAAGCTATTAGGGAAAATGGCTTTAAGTTTTACACTATCGGTGACGGAGGTAGTGACGAGGATATGCCAAAAAGTTATGGCTACTATTATTCTTTAGGCTCTAGCGGTAAATCTACAATAGATTTTGAACCTTTAGATTTTAAAATGGCTGACGTAGGTGACGCATGGCTGTTTTATAAAGAGGGTGGAGAATATAAACAATTATAATGAGACTTGAAGCCCATTCTAATCAGTGGGCTTTGAGACTTTTTATAAAGTCAATCAACAATCAACAAAAACAAAGGAGCAACCCATGTACATTGACAAGCACAATGTGAAAGTTATCGGCACGAAGTACGAACAAAACAAGACAAAGAAAAATCAAACTTTGGCAACTATAGAAAGTAGTCAGGGAATGAACATAAAACCTTTTGTTGCAATGTTAAGTGAAATGCAAGACGCTTATGACGCTCACGATATAAGTATATCTATAACAATGAAACAATCGGAGTATTAATTTTGTCAGGCTTTAAATCTTACAAAATAAGAGATGGCGTTCATATCCCTTCTGAAAAGTATAAGAAGGGGTGGGACGCTATCTTTGGAAAGAAAACAAATGATACAACTGTTGACGGAAATGCCGTTGGAATTAAAAATGATAATTCTGACAGGGATAACTCTAATAATAATAGAAACTCTAAAAAGGGGTACTAGTCGGTGAATAAAAGCAAAACTGACGAGGCTTTATTAGCCGAAACGCTGTCTAAGACTAGACGGCGTATTTTGCATGTTAAAAACGTATAAAATATATTAAAATAAAAAACGGAGGTATAAAATGCAACAAAGAAATTTAAAGTTGCTTACGGAAATACACCGCAAACTAACATTGAAAGGTTGGAATAAGTTTCAATCTAAACGAGCCGAGA